TATTTATTTTTTTTCATCCCAGATATCCATAATCAAATCGACTAACTGCAATTTTATATCTTCATATCTTTTCATTATTAAATCATCAGACTGATCAATCTCAGCCTCAGGATGAAAGTGAGTAATTAGTTCTTGTAATTTTTCATCAAGATCATCCTCATCAATCATAATATCATGTCCATCAATCATTGGTTTTGTCCATTCCATTTTCTTTAACATCTCCAATCTCTTCAATTTTTTTAACAACATATCCTGCTGAGGATATTCTTTTTTCCATAACCACTTGACCTAACGCACCTTTGTCTAAAGCTTCATCAATATTGTTTGCTTCAATCATTAGTTCATGGGTAGTAGTCCAATCAGCTATCGCTTTATAAGTTTTCATTTTCTCTCCTTTTTAAAAAAGTGCTAGACCTACTAATGGGTAGATTAGGAGCGTAAGCCTAGCACTGTGCGAGTTAAGTTTGCTTTTTTTAAAGTGGTTGGAAAAACTTAGAGGCAACCTCTGAAACCAATCCACTGCGAGGGGATTTCTCCATAGATTATCGTATAGTCGGCTAATTACTTCCAACATCATATAACTTAGAGCCCTTACTACCCTCGTATGGAGTAAAAAGACCTTCACAAAATTTTGGACAAACTTGCTAGTAGTTAAAAGCGAGGAGAAATTAACATAAGATGTTTTGCCCAAAGATTTCATTGTGAAAGTATCGTGTTCTCTCCTTTCTAACTCCATGTAAAAACAATTATTATAATTTTATGGGATAGTCAAATAAAAAAATTATTTTTTTTCTGATTGATCTTCAACCTCTTTCCACTCGGCATCTTGGATAAGCTGATTTTCTCTTCTCAAATTTTCTAATTTTTCTTGTAATTCTTTTCTCGACATATTGTCAAGACTAGCAGTAACTACTTCTTTTCGATCAACATAAAAGCCACCAAGCAAACCTCTTCGATACTCAGCGTTGATCGCTGCGCTGAACTGATCTTTCTCAATAGCTAGATCTCTTAGTCTTGCCATTTCTCTTGCATGTTTCATAAAATCTATTTTCGCCGCCTGGGCATAATCTTTTGTCAAATCTTCAATATATTCTACAACTCTAGGAAACATCTTAGGGTTTTGTAAATTACAAGCTATCTGTGTTGCTGAGTGTTCAGAATAACCAGCCATTTTTGCACATTCAGTAGGCGTAGCTCTGCCATTCTCTTTTACTAGATATTGGGCAAAGGCTCGTTGCCTTCTGGTTAAGCCGTCATCTTCAACTATATCACCATGATTTTTAGTCATTAACAATCACAATCCTCTTCTATTTCTAGTCCACATATAGCACAATATTCATACATACCGTCAATAAAATCAAGCATTTTTGTTAATCCTCAAGTAATGAAGTAAGGGGAAAGTATTGGCTAGGTAATGGCTCAAAGTATTGAAATATATATATAATATATACATCATTACTCCATTACGTGAAAAAAATGAAATGAAAAAATTTTTTATATAATAATTGTTATAAAAATAACTATATATTGTTTTTGATTTTAAATTCATTGATCTCTTTTCTCAGTTTATCTGCTTCTTGATCCATGTTCCGAGATTCAAAATACTCTAATTGTTCTAAAGCATTTTTTAATCTGATCTTAGCATCTCTTGTCTTTTCATTCTCTTCTTCTAATTCAAACAAATCGACTAGTTCTTCTTGTTTCCCTGATACCTGAGGCGTGTTTCGTGATTCAAGCTCCTCATTAATAGCTTCTAACATTCCATAAGCTTTGAGGGTTTTTAAAACTCCAGGAGTCAAACTTTTATTATTCATAAACTCTCTTTTCGTTAAAAATTGAGGCATATCAACACTAAGAGCCTTTTTTAAGGTTTCAGGGCTATACATGGAAGTAGGATCATTAAAGGCTTGCATATATTCTCGACGCATGGTCATAAGCTGATTGGTTGGTATTTTCTTCACTTCTTCTAATAAATCTAAATTAGTAACCGCTTTTCCGTCTGCGGTGTAAGTGACTGTCACAGGTTTGCGATCTTCGACTTCGACACCTACTTCTAAAGTTTTCTTTTTATCTTCATCACCTGACGACATCTTAGAAACATCTTTCGCTAAATCAAATAATTCGCCTAAAATATCATAAGGCAAACCTGTCATGGGCTCTCGAGGATCTTCCGGTGGCTCCGAAGGAGTTTCGGGTCCCTGATCCTTGTTCCCTGGCACTTTCTTCTTGTCCTTTTTATCCTTGTCTTTCTCTAACGCCATGAGAGTTTCTTGACTCGTGATCTCCGCATTAGCGACACTCGGAACATCCAACAAAAAGCGTAAATAAGGAGGAAGGGGTAAAATGCGTTTTTCTGCCATTATGCCCTCTCGTATAAGGGTTTATCAACTAGCCCACCAATAGCCTTTTTTTCCGTTTTAAGAGGCTCTGAAGGGGTATCTATATCTTTTTTGAGTTCTTGCTTAGCATCTTCCTGTCTATTCTCTAAAATTCGATATAAAGTTTCTAAATCGACCTTTTCTCCACTGCCTGTTTTGATATTCTTAAAAAACTTATCGTAGTCATATCCTATGGATTTATAATACTTAATTAAAGGTTTTTTAAACTTTTCATCCGCTTCCAATATCTCCATAGCACCCATAAACCAATGATCATCAGCCTGAAGGGCATTTTTTCCTTTAATCTCGCTTAAATTTTGAATACCGGAGTGCATTAATTCGTGAATTAAAACATCTTCAGCAGGTAAATTACCAAAATATTCGTTTAACAATTTTTTTTCTTTTTTAGAAAAATCGTCATTATACACATACTCTTTTGCAGGTCCGTACATGGTATCAGGTTCCACATAGACGGCTTTATTTAAATTACGTCTTTGCATTTCTTTTTCTAAAGGATTAGTAGGAGTGTCTTCAGGATCATAAGCACCAGGAGGAGAATAAAGTCCTGATTTTGATAATTTTTGAAAAGGTTGAGAAGTATCTGTTATTTGTTGAATAAGGATTTTGGGATCATAACCTAATTGAGCAAGAGGATTGGTTTTCAAACCTTCATCTAAACCTGGATACATAATACCAAGTTTTTCAACAGCACGAAAACTGGGATGAGGTGTTTTATCCTCAGCCATTTTACTTCCCCTTGAAGGCTTTACCGTACCCTCGTGTAGCTCTTCTTCCCGCTACCTTTGGTTTTCTAGGAGCAATCTTGTTGCCTTTACGACTTTTAATGACCATTCCACCTGTTCTTCCTGAAGTGGGAGGTGTATCTCCTTCATCAGAAGATTTTTTCATGTTATTCAAAATCGATTTAAATCGATCAAAGTCGCTTTGAGTTTTAATATCTTTCCAACTTTTAATAGGATATTCTGTTTCATTATCAATCACATTAATAGCATTACTAATATCGCTTTGATCGTATTTTAAACCACCACCAAAAGTTAAGGTCTTATCAATAAACAATCCGATCTTCTCGGTTAAACCTGTTTTCTTTTCATCTGCCATTATTTTTTGCCCTTCATCGCTTTGCCGTAGCCTCGGGTAGCTAGTTTACCTGCGACCTTGGATTTAGATTTTTTAACAAGACCACCGTCTTTTAGTTCTTTTAATTTACTTGATTTATTTCTCATCGCAATATTGCTGATTATTGGGGAGCTAAGTAGTTCTGTAATGGATAACTTTTCTAAATCTTCATCGTTAGGTATTAACTTATCAGCAATAGTTTTAATTTCTTTGTTTGTAAGATTGCCTGGAAGTTTACTTTTTAAACCTTCAATCAAACTTGACATAAAACCTTTTTCTTTATCTGTTTTTTGACCTGGCATTATTTTTTACCCTTCTTTTTGGTTTTTTTCATCATTTTAAAGTCAGCACCGGTGATCTTACCGTCTTTGTTCTTGTCGAGTTTCTTTTGACCACCCACAAGCCCACCAGATTTAAATTGTTTTGCCCAATCGGTAAAATATTTGCTCATGGCATATTAGTATCATCAATGCAAGGTTTTTTCTATCTTTTTTTCCTTGACACAGG